GCAGGTAAAAGTTACATAGCATCAGGAAACATTATTAAAAATGCACAGGATCAAGGTATATTCGTTATACTAATCGATACTGAAAATGCACTAGATGAACAATGGCTACAAGCATTGAAGGTGGACACATCAGAAGACAAACTTTTAAAATTAAGCATGTCAATGGTTGATGATGTGGCAAAAACTGTTTCAGAGTTCATGAAAGGTTACAAAGAGCAACACGCAGACAACAAAGAAGGTGCACCTAAAGTGCTATTTGTCATAGACAGTCTTGGTATGATGCTTACCCCAACGGATGTAAATCAGTTTGAAGCAGGCGATATGAAAGGTGACTTGGGTAGAAAACCTAAGGCATTGACAGCACTTGTGAGAAACTGTGTGAACATGTTTGGTAGTTGGAATGTTGGACTTATCGCAACCAACCACACATACGCATCACAGGACATGTTTGACCCCGATGACAAGATATCAGGTGGACAGGGATTCATCTATGCATCAAGTATCGTGGTTGCAATGAAAAAATTAAAACTTAAAGAGGATGAAAAAGGCAACAAAGTTTCAGATGTAAGAGGTATCAGAGCCGCTTGTAAGGTCATGAAGACAAGATACGCAAAACCTTTTGAAGGTGTACAAGTTAAGATTCCTTACGACACGGGCATGGATCCTTACAGTGGACTCGTGGACTTGTTTGAGAAAAAAGGATTGTTAGTACAACAAGGTAACAGGTTGAAATACATCGATAAAGCCGGTAAAGAACACATAGACTTTAGAAAAGCATGGGTAGGTGATAAATTAGATATGATAATGGCAGAGTTCAAAGAGACTGCACCAACAGAAGAAGCAGAAGAGGAAACCGAAGAATAATGATCGACTTTACGCACGAAGACATAGAACGTTTATGGAACTCGATAATTCACTACGTACCAGAAAGACAAAGATTAGATTGTGCCATAGACTTCATTAAAAGTATCGAGGACATTGGTGTGGAACATGACGAAATAAAAGCGTCTGCTGAATACGATCCAAAATTAGAAGAAGCGATCAACACTGTGTTCGAAGAAGACGAAGAGTCAGACGGATACGGCGAAGATGATTAATTGGTACAACGAAGTTAGTAGGAACCTAGCCAAGATACCAGACTGCGTGGCATACTTTGACAAAGAACTGCTAGAAGCAAAAAAGCAGTGCAAGATATACGGCAACCTAGAAAGGGCCAGTGCGGCACTACCAGGAATAGTTGAAGAAAGATTCAGTCAACTACAACAACTTGAAGCAATACTAGAATACCTAAACATAGAGTTAAGAAGGTTGAGATCAAAAACATTCAGGAAATACTTAGAAAACTACAACAGAGCACTTTCAAGCAGAGATGCAGAAAAGTATGTGGACGGTGAGGATGATGTGGTAGACATGGACAAAATTATAAATGACTTTGCATTAATAAGAAACCAATGGTTAGGCATCACTAAAGGTTTAGATCAGAAACAGTGGCAAATAACAAATATTGTAAAACTGAGAGTAGCAGGAATGGAAGATGCCGATATCAAATAACAGAATCATACTCACAGACGTAGACGGTGTACTGCTAGAATGGGAACACCATTTCACTAAATGGATGCTACAAAAAACTTTGTTTGACGAGAGGGGAGCAAGGTACCATCCTTACAGATTATTGCCAGACAAAGAAAACACATACGAAATGGCAGAACGTTTTGGAGTCACAAAAGATGAGATAAGGAAACTTATAAGAGAGTTCAACAGGAGTGCATGGATGGGCACACAACGTCCAATGCTTGAGTCACAGACCTGGGTAAAACTTTTGGCGGCAGAAGGATGGACGTTGATACCAATAACATCTCAGACATCTGACATACCGGCTCAGCAGTTGCGTAAGAGAAGACTAGGTGAACTTTTTGGAGATCATGTATTCACAAATTACCATATACTAGGTACCGGAGCGGACAAAGATGGTGCATTAGCAGAGTTTCATGACACCGGACTGTATTGGGTCGAGGACAAGCCAAAAAACGCTGTAGCCGGGCTTAGATACGGTTTAAAGCCTATATTAATCGACCACCCATACAACAGAGATTTTAATCACGACGGAATAATCAGAGTAAGTAATTGGCAACAAATACACAAATTACTATCAGGTAGAAAATGAAAATATACGTTGGTCACGACAGCAGAGAAGACATAGCATATCAGGTTTGTGAACACTCCATCAAGCGTAGAGACCCGTCGGCCGAAGTAATACCACTGAAACAAAAACAGATGAGAGACCAAGGGTTGTACACAAGACCGGTAGATAAGTTAGCCTCAACAGAATTCACTTTCACTAGATTCTTTGTCCCTTACATGAACGACTTCAAAGGGTGGGCGGTATTTTGTGATTGTGATTTCCTTTGGAAGATCCCCAGCCACGAACTTGTAAAATATTGTGACAATAGTAAAGCAGTTGTGGTAGTGCAACACGATTACACGCCAACCGAGTCAACCAAAATGGATGGGCAGGTGCAAACTTCATATCCTAGGAAAAATTGGTCGAGCATGGTTTTGTGGAACTGTGAACATCCTAAGAATAAAATACTGACTCCAGATTTACTTAACGAAGAATCTCCAAAGTTCCTTCACAGGTTCAGTTGGTTAGGAGATAACGAAATAGGATCATTGCCTTTGGAATACAACTGGCTAGTAGGATGGTACAAGGAACCAAAAGATGGCGTACCTAAGATATTACACTACACAGAAGGCGGACCATGGTTTGACGGATATCGAGATTGTGAGTACGGCGATGACTGGAAGAAGGAACTGATAAATCTTTTCAGTTCTTAAGATTAAAAATAAATTTTATCTATTTGATTTACATTCTCTTTTTGTTCAATCACTTCACTGTGATTAAATCCTAACTGAAACATGTACTCGTCCATGTCATTCACAGTTGGCATATCAAGAAATTGTTCGTCTTTGTACAAGTTAACTTCTTGTATCACATACTTGGCACGTGTGAATATATCAGGTGCACCCTGCATAATCATTATCTCGGCACCTTGCACATCTTGTTTGATCAGATCGAACTGAGCATCCTCACCAACCAACTCGTCCAACGTTTGCATCTGTCGGGTCTCAAAGTTTTTGAAAACGCCAAACACAGTGGAGCCTTTTGTGTATGTTACTTTCTTTTTATTCCCTTTGTCAATTTCTCGTAGATACATTTTGATTTCTCTGTTGTTATCACCAAGCACAGCGATATGACATTTGTCAGCAATACCTTTTAAGTGCTTCTCATATTTTGGGCCTGCTTCTATGCAAGTGTATTCTGCATCAGGCCATATTGCTTTGACTTTCTTTGTCCAAAATCCTATGTTTGCACCTATGTCTAGTATTTTGTTTGGTGAGAAATAGTTTTCCGTTTTAAGTTTTTTAAGGTATTCGTACATCATGCTTTGTAGTAAACAATATCAGGCCATGTCTTCATTAACACTTTGAAACCTAAAGATTTCAAATGTTTTTTAATATCTCTTTTACTGCTTCCGTATCTTTCACTGTTTCCGTTTAATTCAACCATTAGGTATTCAACATTTTCTAATGTTTTTCCTGCACCCTTAAGCACTTCCATCTCTAAACCTTCGACATCTATCTTGATAAAATCAACGCCCGATAATTCCAACGTATCCAGCATGTTAATTTTTGTTTCGCCCTTTTCTATCAACACCCTAGTATTTTGGGTTGCACTATCTTCTGTCAACTTTACAAACCCTTTTTGGTTGCCTATCGCTTGATTATACACGCTAACATGACTGTGAGTACTAACATTTCTCTCGAGGCATTCAAAGTGTACTTTGTTGGGCTCATAACAATATATGTTTTTTGCAAACTGTTGCATAGACAATGCCCAAGTGCCGCACCATGCTCCTACATCAACTATGAGGTTAAATTTTTTATTCTGTATGTTGCACCATTTAATCAATTCATTAAGACAGGTGTCCTGCATGTATGGATGGCCTACGTTGCGCCATTGTTCTATTTGATTGTCCATGGAGGGTACCCACAGTCCTCCGCTTAATTTTTCAATATTCACAATATCCCCTTGCCCATCATGACCTCAACTGCTGTACCGTTTTCAAACTCCTCGGGAGTAAACTGTTGGTATGCAAGACTATACAACCATGGCTCAGGACCAGCATAGAATGGATCTTCTATGTCCTCTAGATGTAAATTGCCCATGGGTTCTGCAAAACTTTTTGTATCACAGAATACAGGAACTCCCATGCATACTGCTTCAACGGCACTTATACTACAACTTGTTACACATGCCCATGCATCTTTCAAGTCCTCGGATAGGGGAACTATTGCCTCACTTGGTCCCGAAGTTCCCCTTCCCCTAGGCTTGTGTCGAAGTCGAATAGGTCTATCAGTCACTCGTTGTAATTGTTGTATGGTTTCATTGGTCCAATTGGGTCTATCAAGGTAGTTGTGGATGCCTGGCGAACTGGGACAAACTAAAATGTGTGACCCCTTGAGACTTGGTGCTTTGATCTTCATTCCAAACTTTTCAAATCTGTCGCTTTTACAATCTTTCAAAAATCTTGCATGTATTCCATTTTTACATAGACGCCAATAATGGTTATTGAATTTTAGATTGTTATTATCAAATCTACCAAAGTATGGTGTGTCTGTGAACCAATAATCATGATTACGTGCTTCTAACTTTTTCACTAACGGTAAATTATTGTTTACAAATCCCCAAAACATCGAATTCACGGCAGGCTCTATTTCAGCACCATTGTCTTTAATGGTAATCTGATCAGGCCACGATTTCTCCACACCGTTAAAGACTTCCCACGCTTTGCTTTTCTTATTGTTAAATGGTGCGTAAATTGTTAACATCTATAAACTCTATTAGTTGTGTGGCCCATTCCTTGTGTCCTTGTGCAGAAGGATGCGGATCACTTGGACTGACAATAAAATTTTTATCAGAAACAAATTCTAAATGACTGATTTTAGGATTGAAAAATCTATCCATGTTGATTGCATCTCTTATCGTTTTAAAGTCCACTGTTCCGTTTCCAAAATCGTTAGGAAGGGAGTTATACATCACGTATGGTATGCTGTTCCTTTCTAAATAATTCTGTAAATCAAACACGTTCTCAAGAAAATTCATAGTGAGATTATTTTCAATGTCCCACCCCTTATTGCTCCTAATAAAACTTACATTGTCTAGGGTTTTCCATGTTCTCCAGGTTAGATCTGTTCCAGAAATTCTTCCTTTCTTCCATCCGTCGTCGGTGATATAATCATTCCTTACTGCACTAGACCAACCTATGATAGCAAACACTTCTTGTGCCTTGTGTTGTTCTAGCCAAACTTTTGACGAAAAACTTATCCTCACATTGCCTCTGCCTCCCATGGCTATGTTTGAAAGATCCATGCCATAGTGCTCAGCAATAATCTTGGTAGTAAAAGTGTCCACTCCGTCTTTGGGTCTGGGTGTGAGGAAACTGCAACCGTTTGAAAATAATATCATACTTGTGTATTATAACATAATTATTATTTAAATGTTAGCAAAAAACATAATCTCGCTGAAGTATTTCCTCGACCGCTGGGAAACGGTGGACCACGAATATACCTACACAGTGCCTTATCATGATTCTATCGATCCAAAATTCACAAGTTTACCAACCTTCGTTGCAGAGTTTCATAATTGCAAAGTGCATACTTGCCCGTTGTTGTTGACCAGAGAGCACAAATTGATAACGGATCACGTATGGAAACTAACACACAAAAGTAGACACAAGCCACATAAAAGCCATAAACTTTGGAAAGACTGGGATGATCACGTGGAACTGGACCTGCCACCTGTGACCGAATTTTTCCACGAGAAAGACACATACGTATGGTTGCCTGTTGACGACGACAGCAAAAGCAACCCATGGCACATCTGGATAGATGTAATATCCAAATTTAGATTACTTGAGAAAAGATGGTCAACAAACTTCAGTAGATACTGTTTCATAATGGCCAATCATAGTCCATACTTTGAAAAGGTGTGTAAAGAACTTTTCCCACATGTAAAGATAGTAGTAATGAAAAAGAATGAAACATGGCAATTCAAACATCTCATAGTGCCTAGCATGAGTAACGTAAGGGACGGTATAACAACACCGGCACTTGCGCCTTGGTTAAGGCATTTCAAAGGCATAGCAAATACACAAGGAGTGAAACCTCACAGGAAGATAGTTGTGCTAAGGCCCGGTGCAAAGACAAGAAGGATGTTGAACTCAGATGAGTTGCTACTCAAACTTAAAGGTTGGGAGACTGTTACACTTGAAAATCTAAGTATTAAGGATCAAATTAAAACATTCGCAGAAGCATCTCACGTGCTGGCGGCCCATGGTGCAGGCATGGTTAACCTATTATGGTGTCAACCTGGGACCAAAGTAATAGAGATACAAGATAAGAATATGCTACACAAGAAAGTATATCCCTTACTTTCTCACAATTTGAATTTGGAGCACAAACTTTACCTGGCAGAAGTTGTGCAGATACCACGAGAGAAAGGAAGCAAATTACAAGGTGTCAAAAGATTCAGTGACATGATCAACTTTAAAATAAACATTCCCGAAATAATGGAGCATCTCGAATGAACCTTTCGATCCTGCAAAAAAGGCCTGAACTGATACTGGAGCCTTATCCACATTTTGTAATTGAGAACGCCCTGCCTCAGGATTTGTACGAACAACTCGAACAGGAATGGCCTAAAGAACAACTGCTGTCTACGGAGCCGTTCGATTCCGGTATATGCTATAGATTGAAGGCGGACGAGATGTTGAAGCCTGGAAAAGTTTCCAATCTTTGGAAGGAGTTCACCAAGTATCACACTTCGATTGAGTTTTACAAAGAGATGCTGGAAGTATTCAAAGATTTTGTTCCTCATGTTGATGACCTAACATTGAGTGCTAGAGGGTGGGATAATGGCGATGACAAAATAGGAACCGATTGCCAAGCGGTGATGCACACCCCAATTGACTTTAGTTCGAGGACTGCACACCTAGACAATCCTAGAGAGATATATGCGGCTTTACTCTATATGCCCTACAAAGATGACTACAGCACAGGTGGTGAATTCCAGATACACCAAACACATGATAATATATCGGAAGTCAATAAAACCGGCGGGAGAGAGGCAAATGAGAAAGCAGGAGAGGTTGTCAAAGTAGTGCCTTACAAAGCCAATACATTAGTTGTGTTTTGCAACAATTCAACAAGGTGCGTACACAGTGTATCCGCTAGGAACAATGCCGTGCTTCACAGGAGGAGCGTAAACATAATTGCAGAGTTCAACAGAATCGCTAGACGTAAAATGTTTGAAGTCAAAGAGAACAGGAAATAATGCTGTCAGGAATACACACAACCAAACCACGAACGCAACGTTATGTAGACACCTTTGTGAGTGGTGCGGGCAAGGGAAAGATGTATCAATTTCGTGAGCTCAAAGAGTTGCCAAAAGAAGACTTAACCATGTATGGCATCCTTGCAGGATCCGGTGAAGTTTATAAATGGTGTGAGAGGGAGCAAAGGCGTTTCTATTTTATGGACCATGGATACTTCACAAATGCACATGACAGACCGCACTGGCTAAGAATCACACGTGGCAAACACTGCCAAAACATATTACAACAAAGGCCAACAGACAGGTATGAGAAACATTTCAAAAGGCCTATTCAATCATGGAACAAGGGCAAAAAAATCCTTGTCCTACCGCCAACCAATGCAATCGCAAATTTTTTTGGTGTAACCGATTGGTTGCCAAACACATTGAAAATTCTTAGCGAGAACACCGATAGAGAAATAGATATCAGAGAAAAGCCATACAACCCAACCATAGAAATAGATCACGTTGGTGCCACAGTGAAAGTCGACAGGCCTACTGTCCACAAGGGTGATATCAATTGGACCGATTACTATGCTACCGTTACCTATAATTCCAACACCATGGTAGCCAGTCTGACCAACGGTGTGCCTGTGTTCTGCGATCCTAACAACAGTGCGGCGGCACCCATATCGGAGACAGACTTCAGTAAAATAGAAACGCCCAAATACGGAGATAGGATTGCATTATTTTCAAGTCTAGCGTATAATAATTGGACACTACAAGAAATGGCGGACGGTACCGCATGGAGAATGTTGAATGAAGGTTGAAATATTTAGAAGAACAGTCAAAGATCGTAAACGTGGCAACAGTTACGAATTGCTTTACCACCTCAAAGAAGGCATCGAGGCGGCGGGAGACGAAGCGGTTATTGTGAATGAGAACAGATCAGGACCAACTGTAGAAGGTGAGATGATGCCAACTGCACCCATGGCGGCCATGTTTGGTTATGGGGGCGATAATCAGATGCATCACACAAAAGGACGACGTAGAGAGCTGGCGAATAATTGTAGGAAAAAAAAGATCCCTCTGATAACCTTTGATGGCGGATTGCTATCTAGTTTTGGTAATGTGTCGACATCACCGGATCACCATTTCAGGGTATCCTTATACACACCCATGAACGATGGCAACTTCCTTTCAGACAACAGTCCCAGTGATCGTTGGGACATGATGGTCAAAAAATTCAAAGTAAAATACGAACCGTGGCGTAAGTCTGATCAAAACGATCCCATAATATTTGTACTTCAGCCTAAAGACAATTGGAGCATGAACGAATTAGATCCTATAGATTGGTTCAAAGGAGTATACGATACACTGAGGCCGGCCACTGCTAGAAAATTTATTGTTCGACCACATCCTAATCACGTGGCTTCCATTGTTGCACGTAAAAAAGAGTTTCCCGAAGATGTAGAACTCCAATTTACCCAGCAAAACTTTATAGGTGATCAAAAGAAATTTTACAGATTTCATTTCCAAGAAGCCATTACAAATGCACATGCAGTTGTCACACACAACTCCACAGCCAGTGTAGACAGTTGCATAAGAGGTATACCAACGTTCTGTACATCAGACCTAGCTCTGTGTTGGGACGTGTGCAACAAAGATCTTAACGATATAGAAACACCAAAGATGCCGGACAGGACACAATGGGTGTACGATCTGGGATATAAGTTGTGGAGCATAAAGGAGATAAGTGACGGCACAGTGTACAAAAGATTCAAACAAAAGTTAGGCTTACAATGAAATCATTATCGGTAATAACAACTTTTCCACCTAACAGATGGACCGCCTACGCAAAGAGAATGCTGGAGAGTCATATCGAATTTTGGCCTGATAATGTAATCTTATATGCATACCACGAAGGAGACAGGCCTGACTTGAACCATCCAAAGATCAAGTTTATAAACATCGAGGATTCAAACCCCGAACTTGTAAAATTTAAACAGCGGCACAAAGACGACCCAGTGGCCAACGGCGAAGTGCAGGAAATAGAAGGAGGCGTGCGTAGAGATCCCAATGCAGGCAAGAACGACAAAGGCAAAGGTTCATACCTGTGGGACGCAGTAAGATTTGCACACAAGACTTTTGCTGTTGACCATGCCCTCAAAACACTAGACACAGATTACGTGCTGTGGCTTGATGCGGACACCTACACTTTCAGATCCATAACCACGGAGTTTGTCACTGGTTTATTGCCCAAAGAAAAACTTGTAAATTATCTAGGCAGGGGCGGCAAGTATCCAGAATGTGGATGGGTATGTTATAATAGGAATCATCCAAAGATTTCAGAATTCATGCAGTACTGGACAAAGTTGTACATCAATGACACCATATTCAGAGAACTAGAATGGCACGACAGTTACTTGTTCTGGCAGTGTGTAAAACGTATCGCACCCGACGACGGTGTGGACATAGGCAAAGGTGCAGGTGCCAAAGGACATCACGTGTTCATCAACAGTGTGCTAGGAGCATACGTGGATCACATGAAGGGCAAAAGAAAGGTGTTGGGTAAAAGTAGCAAGAGTGATCTGCGGGGAGATAGGAATGAAGACTACTGGAAGAACGTAGAGAACTATGATCCGTTTGGCGGAGTAAAGTTTGATCCAAAACAAAGAGAAGATATTGTGAGTAAGGTGGCCAAAGGCACACAAGGTAACTGATGAAGATCGAAGCATGGCCCATGCACGGCCCACTAAACAGCACAGACATATTTGCAAACTTTGTGAAATCCATGCAGGCAACTGGTGACGATGTACATGTCAACAAGGAGATCCGCGGCGACGTGGCAGTAATATGGAGTGTGCTATGGCAAGGCAAGATGCGGAACTACAAACAGATATGGGAAAGATACAGACAGGCAAATAAGCCAGTGATAGTGCTGGAAGTAGGTGGACTAAGAAGGAACAAGAGTTTTAAGGTTGCAATCAATGGTGTCAACAGGAAAGCGGATTTTGCCAACCAAGACACCGATGACACAAGATGGCCATTGTTCAATCATAGCCTGCAACCATGGAAACAGACAGGCGACAACATACTGCTACTAGGACAACACGATGCCTCTGAACAATGGAACGGTATGCCTAGTATGAGTGTGTGGTTTCAACAGCAAATCAATGAAATAAGAAAACACACGACAAGACCAATTCAGATTAGGCCTCATCCAAGAAATCCAGTTGGTTTTGATCTGAACAAGTATGAAAATGTAAGCATAGCAAGTCCTGTAATGGACAGGGATACCATAGACGATACTAACTTTAAAGATACACTTGAAAACGCTTGGGCAGTAATAAACCATAGTTCTAATCCTGCAATGGAAGCCGTAATTAAAGGCATACCTGTATTTGTATCCAAAGACAGTTTATGCTATGACGTTGGCAATCATTCTCTGACAGACATCAACAATCCTAGAATGCCTGATAGGCAAGAGTGGGCCAATAAGTTGTCATACACAGAATGGTTCGAAGACGAAATAGCACAAGGGTTGCCATGGAAAAGAATTAGAAACAGGATTGTGAAAAATTATATATGAACACGCCCTCAGAAATAAAATGGGAGAAGTACAAAGGAGAAACTGTTAACACAAATCTCATTATACGTGACGGCAAAAAGATACAAGAGACTGATTACTTCGAAGATAGAGTAAAGGCCATCCCAAGAGGTAATGCCTACGTGATTGGCAACGGTCCGTCTAGGAAAGGGTTCGATCTAAATAGATTGAAAGAGACCGGACAGACCTATGGATGTAATGCATTATACAGAGATTTCATCCCTGATTTTATATTCTCCGTGGACACAAATATGTCAATGCAAATGATAGAGGACGCAGTTGGTTTGAAGACCATTCACTACGCACCGGCCTTGCAGGCAAACAGAAAAGAGAGCAGGGGCATGATACATCTCATACCAAACAATCCAAACTGGATATCAGGCAATGCGGCATTCTGGACAGCGGGTGTTCACGGACACAAGAACATCTATCTAATCGGGTTTGACTTCAGAGAATATGGCAGGGGACAATTGAATAACATATACCAAGACACAGTCCACTATGGCGAACGCAACGAAGATAAAATATTCGATGGTTGGCTTAAACAGTTCAGAGACATGTTGAAGATGAGGCCGTACGTGAACTACACTGTGGTGCATGACAGTCCGCCAGACTTCATGAATTATCTGCAGACAGGAACTGATCATGGCAATTCGAAAGTTATAAGTTACAAACAGTTTGAGGATACGGTGTTAGCCGGTTCTTGATAGGGCCAATCCCGCACTCTTGAACCTATTCCTAAAAGCAAAGAAGTTTGCGTTGTGATTTGAATAAGGATCCTTCAGCACAGTCATCTGGTATAAGTGGACCATTTCATGTGCCAGTGTTTCCACGAAGTCCTTGAAGGTCGGGTACTTGCTGTGTAACTCTATTGCGAATGTGACTTCGGTCTTATCATAGGGTATTACACTCTGATCGTATGTGCCCTTCCTACACTTCCTGTTATCCCAATTGGCCCAACATCGGCCCCAGTCGTTGGTCATTCTAACCAAGTACAATGGCACAGCGGGTAACTTGTTACCAAACAATCCTTTGTTAAGATGCTTGAACCAAGTCACTGCTATAGAATGCGTGGGTTTGAAGTTCCTAACGTTCTTTCGCCTAGTCAGAGTATTTTCCAATTTAATCTTCAATTGTTTCCGGACTGTGACAGTCTTTTTACTAGTTTTTTTCATGGTTGACTATATTACCAAGTATGCTATAATATACTAATAATTATCAATATTACCAGAATTAAAAATGTACACAGATTTGCCAAAAACAATTAACGAAGCACTCAAAATACTAGCATATAATGATTATTTCTGGAAAGATCCCCTATTGGATCCCCTATCGACGCAGGCGACACAGATAAAGCCACACCCCAAAGATTACGACACAGTGAGATCACTGGCAGAATCACAGTATGCGTGGACAGAAAAACAGGCCAGACTAGCACTGGTAATTCTCAAAAGATACCTAACAAAATTCCAGGCACACGGTATGGATATCAAGAAACTGCTAGACAATCCACAATACGAGGATGAATTTAGAGTTATCAGTTTTGACAAAGTAATAGAGAAGTACACAGATGAGGACAACGTTGAAAGAATAGAGATGAGATTCCCTTACAACAAGAAAGTGATACAACTGATACGTTGCATGAAAGACAAACGTAACTTGCCTGGAATGTATGCACTGTATGACGGTGAGAAAAAGAAGTGGACCTTCCAACACAGTGACGTCACTGCCTACTATCTGACATTGATTGCAGTGAGATATGATTTCAAGTTTATGGACGATAGTCTGCTGGACGATTACGAAGAAATTAAAAGAGAAATAATAGGACATCGTAAACCAACAGCAAGATTACTGGCAGGTGAGGTAGTGTTAGACAATGCACCGGAGTCACTACAAAATTATTGGAATGAAAATTTAAAAAACAAAACAGCACTGGAACAAGTGGACTCGTTAAAGAACTTCAACATATCAACCAGGGGAATCAATGTTGAGGCGACTACCACAATAGGTCGTAAGATAGCACATAACGATCATCATAAGTTATGGATTGATTCCAAAGGGTTTTCAAAAAACGAAGTAGTGAAAGGGATGATAGAATTAAATTGCTTTCCATTACTGATGCCAGTAAGTGGTGATATACACATGGAGGAGGATGTTAAAAACTTCTGGGAATGGTTGAATGCTTTCAAGGAATATGGCATTGACATACTGAATGAGTGCAGTTGGGGATTCGATGTAAAAGAACCTATTTTCCGAAAAGATGTTGACCGTCACAACGACAGAACCTATTTGCTCGACAATCAGAAATCGAGAGAGTTCTTTGAAAACTTGTACGAGCTACACCAAATGAGCAAACAATTCAAACTTATAAATGATAATACCAAAATAGTATTTGTAAGGAACAGAATACCAAGATCGATGATAAAAAGCAAGATCAAGCCTAAGTCATCATTGGTCGCGTTGGGTGGTGGTTACTATGCTACAGGTACAGACAATCTTAAAAGAATGCTTGAAAATCTTCCAAAAAAGTTGTATTATAGTGATCATAGACCAAGCAGTTGGGATTGGCATGATCACGTGATAGTTAAACTTTAGAATGAGTAGTTGTAAATTAGTAATAAAAGACGAGGTAAACGTAAAATTTGAGAACCTAAGTCTCGAATGGCGTAAGAGATTATCAAACAAATTCAAATACGAGATACCATATGCAAGACATCTACCAGCAGTAAAACTCGGCAGATGGGATGGCAAAGTAAGTTTCTTTGGGTTGGGTGGAACAACATATCTAAATTTGGTCGATCAAATACTTCCCATACTGGACGAGGGTGGTGTGTACATAGATGTTGAGGACAAAAGGGAACAACACAACTTTGAATTCAACGCCGTAGACAAGAACTATCTGTCACACATCACATGGCCTGATAATCACCCGGCGGCAGGACAACCCATAGAATTGAGAGACTATCAAGTAGAAACAATAAACAAGTTCATAGAACATCCACAGAGTATACAAGAGATTGCCACCGGTGCAGGTAAGACCATTATCACAGCGGCACTTTGTCAGTTGGTTGAACCATATGGTCGAACACTGACTATCGTACCAAACAAAAGTCTTGTCACACAGACCGAAGAGGACTTCCTTGCTTGTAACTTAGATGTGGGTGTGTACTATGGTGACAGGAAAGAACTTGGTAGGTTCAACACTATAGCAACATGGCAGTCACTAAATGTCTTAGAAAAGAAAAGCAAAGACGAACACACAACAGACTTCCTGGAAGCAATACAAGGAATCAACACAGTAATCATAGACGAGGTACACATGGCCAAGGCGGATGTTCTGAAGAGACTGCTCACAGGACCTTTTGCACACTGTGGTATACGTTGGGGACTGACAGGCACCGTTCCAAAAGCAGATTACGAGTTTATGGGATTGAAATGCAGTATAGGTGAAGTATCGAACAGGATACAAGCAAGTGAACTCCAGGACAAGGGCGTGTTGGCAAACTGTCATGTGAATGTTTTACAGACACAGGATCATCCTCAATTTAAAACATACGGGGAGGAGTTGAAATGGCTGACCACTGACAAGACGAGAATGAAATGGGTGGCCAACACAATAAAAGACATATCAAGTTCAGGTAACACACTAATACTTGTGGACAGGATATCCGCAGGAGAGATACTAGAAGAACAGATCAAAGATGCAGTGTTCGTATCTGGCTCAACCAAAAACACAGACAGGAAGGAACAATATGATGAAATATCTACTGCAACAAATAAAGTTATTATCGCCACATATGGAGTTGCCGCTGTTGGTATTAACATTCCTAGGATTTTTAATCTTGTTCTCATAGAGCCTGGAAAGTCCTTTGTGAGGGTTATTCAGAGCATAGGACGTGGAATCAGGAAAGCAGAGGACAAGGACAGTGTACAGATCTGGGATATTACCAGCAGTTGCAAGTTTGCAAAAAGACATCTGGGAGCAAGGAAAAAGTTTTACAAAGAGGCCAATTACCCGTATAATATAGAAAAGATAAATTATGAAAATCCTTACACTGGATAACAGAACATACAAGTTAGAGAAAATACCAGAATGGGTAGATGAGAATCTAAGATTTGCTGTGTTAGATAATTCTGATCCTGCAAATCCTGATTTCTTCTACATACCTTTGATATTCTTAGAAAGTTTCAACGCACCCGCGGCTGTGCTGGAGATCGGCCCGCACAAGATAAAGATGCCACTAGACTGGAAGATGCTGATCGGCGAGGCAGGACAATCAGAGATGCATGTGTTACCAATCACCAGTCTCAATGATCGAGGATTTGATGCATTCACTTTCAACCCATTGTCCAGTCCAAAACCAGATTTCTATCCTATAGATGTGGTAGACATCTACACAGAAGTGAAATGGTACTTCCCAAAAATTAAAACAGGACAGATGTTGGCCGTTCCGTTGAACAATGGACCAAAACCCATGTGTGCTTACTTCGTCAAGGACATCTCGAGGCAATGCGAACAGGTGGACTATGGCTCGGTCTGGTAGGAAATCAATCACAATAGACGCACCGATAATGCTAACCAGCAATAAGATCGCTGTATGGATGGATGAGGACTGGATGTATAATTTCTTTGACTTTATGAAAAAACACAAATTCCAATTTTCAGGTTTACAACACAAACACAATAAGATAAAATTAACATTTGTAACAGCAAAAGAATGCACAATGTTCGCACTAAAATATGCCAGTAGAAAAAAATAGAAAGTTCTTTGATTTAAGGAACGGATTAAAAGCCGTTGACTTCAGGAACAAAGATTATTTTGACAGGATAGACGACAAGGAAAAATCCTTGTATTCACCTTATATGCTGATGAGATACGTTTCCAACGTGTCATCCAAGGATCCTTTCTACGTGGAACATTACATAGAAATGATCAACGAGTGTGTGAACAAGCACTGCTTTACATTGGGTAAACACAAGAAACTGTTATGGATACTGACTTCTATGTGTGGGGCAGAGATACAGCAGTTCCATCCATGGCTGAAACCCATGAAGAGAGTGCCAAACAAGAGTCTGAAGAAACTACAACAGATATACCCCACTTGGAAGGAATCGGATCTAGAGACATTGGATAAAGTGATCACAGACAGAGAACTAGAGGAACTAATAGAAGCACATGGCATCGACAAATAAATGTACATACTGTGGCAAGGAGTTTGCTAAAGAACGCACACTACAAGTACATCTGTGTGAGCCCAAAAGGAGATATCTGCAAAGAGATGAAAAATGGGTAGTGAATGCGTTCATGGTGTTTCAAAGATTCTATCAGATTCATCAGCACAATTCCAAAACAAAGACGTATGACGATTTCGTTAAGAGTTCTTACTACAATGCCTTTGTAAAGTTTGGCCGATTCATCATGCATATTAATCCACTGTATCCAGAGAAGTACATAGAGTTTGTGTTGAGATCAAAAATTAAGTTGGATCATTGGTCCAGGGATGACTTGTACGAAACGTATCTCATAGAAGCACTAAAATCAGAACCCGTGGAGGCCGCACTACAGAGGAGTATTGCAACAATGATGGACTGGGCAACAGAACAAAACGCACAATGGAGTGACTACTTCCGTTTGGTCAACACCAACAGGGCAGTGCAACACATACAGCAGGGAAAGATAAGTCCGTGGCTGTTGTTAGGTTGCAACGCAGGCAAAAGGATGTTAAAATCATTTAACGACGAACAATTACAAATGATTGAAAGATTTATTAATACTAGTTTCTGGCCAAGCAAGTTGAAGAGCTATCCTGCTGATCACATGCTGGTACAGGACACAGCAAGGGAGGCCAAGATTGTCTAAGATCGATCTAGAAGTGTCTGACAACTTACAATTTGAAGACGGCGACTGTGCTGTGATAATCAAAGAGGATGGATCCATAGGAAGAGTGGTGATGCCAGAATTAAATAGGAAAATGATAACGTGCGAAGGATACAGGAAACTGTTAGATGTTCTAGAAGTATTGCAACCAGGTGCACGTGATAAAATGATAAATTATGCTGAAAAAGGCAAAGGAAGTATGCACTAATGCCTGATGTAGACATAGACTTCTTTGACAGAGACAACACACTAAAACTTTTCAAGCACACACCTGCTTCAATGATCAAAGATGGTAAAAGCGAAAAACACAAAACAGGAGTATACTTCCACGCTGTACCAGAACATCCTGTAACGGGTCATGCATCATTGGATTACAAACAAGCAGAGGACAGAGGATATTTTAAGATAGACTGCCTAAACGTGAACATATACAAAGATGTGAAATCAGAACAGGAACTTGTGGAACTAATGATACAGGAACCAGACTGGGACATGCTAAAAGATCCAAAGATAGTGGAAAACCTTTTCCACCTAAATGGCCATTTCAATATAGTGTCCAAACTAGAACCACGTACCATAGAACAACTTGCGGCTGTACTAGCAATCATACGTCCTGCTAAAAGAGGGCTGATGTACAAAGAATGGACTGATATAATGAAGGAGGTATGGACAAAACCAACAGATGGCAGTTACTTCTTCAAGAAGTCACACGCTGTGGCATATGCACAGGCCATAGTAGTGCAAATGAATATACTCACAAAAGATAAATATAACTTTAGTGTACAACAAGACAAATAAAAAACTCACTAAAAAATCCAAACCCATTATCGTAGACCTATCCAATGATGGACCGTTCTCGGTCGTGTCGTTGTCCAAATTCCTCACAGACTACTGGAAAACAAAAACAAAGCAAACGTGGAAAATACTGAACAAGGAGGATCAACTTAATGCCCTCTGGATTAAAAATGAATTGCCCTACTGGCAACAGATTTGGGGCGAACGTGATATTAAAATTAGATGGGATCGCAGACAGCGATCTTTTTTTTTGACCCCTGTTAAGTAGGACGCCTGACTAATTGGATTGTCCTTCTCTTCACACGTTTCTTTGATATATCTGAAAGCCTCACAGTCGGACCGTGTATTATTTTTACATCCTTGGAGTTAAGTGTTATCAGTGTCGATCGAAAGTGTCTGAATTCGCCCTTAAGAAATATGTTGATTGGTAATTTACGATTTGATTCGTGCCACCAAGTTTCACCAGATTTCAAAAACTGGGTTTTCTCCTCTGCCATTATTAACTTACCGTAGTCGTAGAAACTAATCACATTTACGTCTTCGTTCTGTATTATGCCCACATACTCCAGATCTCCCTTTTGGATGAGGCTCAAGAATGGGAATTTGTCTCTTAAAGTGTTAAAAATTTCATTCATTCTATATCTATAAATACTGTTAAATATGTACAATGCAAACAGTTTCAAGATATTTACTATCACAGTTGGTAATAGCCCACGTAAGTGGTTATCACGGGAGGAATTCAAAAGTGTACGATAGACGTTTAACACTGCACAGAGGAGTATCAAACCCTATCTCATTCACGTTCAAGAACGAGGATCAGAAGGCACAGGACATCACATCCAAGACTTACGAGTTCAATCTAATCGATTCCGAAAGCAAAAAAGCGGTTCTCACCAAGACATTAAGCATACTAGACGACGGATCAACTGTCAGCACAAAAGGTGATGCAAGTTGCACTATTACAGAGGGTGACCTTTTACCACTTGATTCTAAATTCTACAATTTCTCCGTGCGAGAAGTAAAGTCAGATGGTAGCAGAGAGATCACATATGCGGACACAGGATACGCGGCCGCGGGCACAGTTGAATTGTTAGATGGTGCATACCCAGACTTTGTACCGAGTACAAGTATTTCAACTTTCACAGCATCAGGTGGACCGTTAGCATTCACTTCTGGATCCATAGATGCAAGACCAGGCATCAACAACAACAAGGCTTTGCACACTATCGCAGTGTACACAAAAAATTTCTCAGGAGCATTAAGAGTACAGGCCACTATGAGTGCGTCACCAAGCAACACAGATTATTTTGATATTACCATGGAAGGTGCAGGATCAACTGCAAACTCTTTCTCGGATTCTACAACAGTATCCAACTTCAACTTCACAGGTGTTTACCACAGTGTAAGATTCAGTTGGGGCAACGACACCGGGAATACTGGTGTGATTGACAAAATCCTATATAGGCAGTAAAATAGTATAGACTATGAATCTTATACAGAATACAATTCTGACTAGCCTGCCTGCGAACAGAAAGAAGACCCCAAGCGGATGGATCAGTTTCAACGCACCCTGTTGTGTACACAATGGTGAGACCGCTGACAAGAAGAAACGTGGGGGACTGATGACCAGTGCAGATGGCACAGTGAGTTACCATTGTTTCAACTGTGGATTCAAGGCCAGTTATGTCATAGGACGTAAACTGACCTACAAGATGAGGCAGTTCATGAGTTACATTGGCATACCCGAGGACACCATACGTAAGTTGGCCATCGAGGCCATGCGTGAGGAGGAAGGTGACGTGAAGTATGAGAAGAAGAAATTTGTCTCATTCAAGAACAAGTCACTGCCCAAGGGAACACACAAACTTGACGTGTGGCTAGAAAAGTATGTGGCAAACGAACTGTTTGAAGCACAATGGAAGAAGATAGATGGAGTGCTAAAATATCTCGAGAGCAGAGGTATGGGGGCCGACTGGTATGACTTCATGTACTCACCTGACAAGATATGGGACGTGAATCAGAGATTACTGATACCATTCTACTGGCGAGGAGATGTTGTTGGATTTACTGGTAGGATGTTTGAAGAGTCAAACGGAGTCAAGTATTACACAGATGTATGGCCTGGGTATGTGTTCAACATGGATGTACAGGATTGGACTAGGAAATTTGTGATAGTGACTGAAGGGCCTTTTGATGCTATTGCCGTTTCTGGTGTTAGCATACTTGGATCAGAGATAAATGACACACAGCGAGAGTTGATAGACGGACTTGGTAGACAGGTAATTGTTGTGCCAGACAGAGATGCACCGGGACAGAAATTGGTAGATCAAGCAACAGAATTTGGATGGAGTGTTGCATTTCCAGAATGGGACAAAACGGTTGGCGATGTGGCGGATGCTGTGTTAAAATATGGTAGACTGTTTACAATACAATCGATACTGAAAACAACAGAGTCTAGCAAACTTAAAATAGATTTGAAAAGGAAGATGTATGGCTGAATACACATTTGATGTACAAAAACTTTATATAGAGATGCTTCTCGCTGACGCAGAATCGTTTGCTAGGGCACAGAACATATTCAAGCCTGAATCGTTTGATCGTAAACTGCAACCCATTGCAAAATTTGTCAAAGACTACATGGATGAATACAAAGTGATGCCAGAGGTTGAAATAGTAAATGCACAACATGATATAAAATTAAAATCGGCAAAGGATCTAGATCCAAGTCACTTCAATTGGTTGCTTGACGAATTTGAAACGTTCTCAAGACACAAAGCACTTGAACACGCAATACTACAATCGGCAGACATGTTGGAGAAGGGAGACTATGCTCCTGTTGAGGACATGGTCAAGGAAGCAGTGAATGTTGGACTGACCAGAGATCTCGGCACAGACTACTTCGAAGATCCAAAGGGAAGATTAGAAGCACTCAAAGACAACAACGGACAGATCAGCACAGGATGGCAAAACCTTGACAAGAAACTGTTTGGTGGTTTCAACAGAGGAGAGCTGAACATCTTTGCAGGGGGTTCGGGTGCAGGTAAGAGTTTGTTCTTACAGAATCTTGCAGTCAACTGGGCACAGGCCGGACTGAATGTTTGTTACATATCCTTTGAATTGAGTGAGCAACTTACAGCCATGAGACTGGATGCGATGATGACGAATATCCCAACCAAGAAGGTGTTCCCTGAAATTGATAATGTTGAGATGAAGGTCAAGATGCTGGCCAAGAAGTCGGGTAATTTGCAGATCAAATACTTGCCAAGTGGTAGTAATGTGTTGGACGTGAGGACATACTTGAAAGAACTAGAACTTAAGAACAAGAAAAAAATAGACTGTATACTGATCGATTACTTGGATCTAATGATGCCTAAGAGCAAAAGGATAAGTCCTGCAGACTTGTTCATCAAAGACAAGTACGTGTCTGAAGAACTGAGAAACTTGGTCGTTGAGAAACAGTGTGTGCTGGCAACAGCATCACAGTTGAACAGAGCATCCGTTGAAGAGATAGAGTTTGATCACTCTCACATATCAGGTGGACTGTCTAAGATACAGACAGCAGATAACGTGATAGGCATATTCACATCCAGAGCAATGAAAGAACGTGGTAGATATCAGATACAGTTCATGAAGACCAGATCAAGTTCTGGGGTTGGACAAAAAGTTGATCTAGAGTTTGATGTGGACAGTTTGAGAATAAGAGACCTGGCAGATGATCCAGAATACAAACAGTTTGACAAACAGAGAAGCACAATATATGATTCACTTAAACAGACATCCAAAGTATCGCCATCAGAGGGCACACCAAAAGATGCAAGACCAGATGTGCCAGACCCTCGTAAGGGAGACACAATAGGTAAAGTCAAAGCCACCGTAGAGGGCGGCAAACTGAGACAACTGCTAAACGAACTGCACTCAGATGAAGAACAGTAATGACATCTACTACATATACGAGAAATTAAGTTCTCTTTACCCTCACTACTCAAACAAAAAACCCAAAGCAAAGATATATTCAAAAGCATACACTAGCCTTATAGGTGTGATGTTGTCGGCACAAAGTCAAGACAAAAGGACAGCGGTAGCATGTAATCAACTGTTTGCATTGGCAGACACTCCTGAAGAGATGCTCAAACTGTCACAAGAACAAATAATAGAGGCAATCAAACCAGCAGGACTGTTCAATGCAAAGAGTAAGAACATACTGGCAACAAGCAAAATGCTTCTTGAAAAGTTCAATGGCCAGGTCCCGAGAACACAAAAAGAATTAATGACACTCCCCGGAGTCGGTAGAAAGAGTTCAGACATTGTTATGAGATTTGTTTTTGGCGAACCACACATTGCCGTGGACACACACGTGTTTAGAATGTTATGGAGGCTGGGTTGGGCAGACAGCCTTGACGAGGGGAAGGCATCGATCACCGTGAACAGCACTACTCCTGGCAAATACAAGTACGGTGCACATATGTGGTTGATAACCCACGCTAAAAAAGTTTGCAAATCTAGATCGCCCGTTTGTGATCCTTGTGTGATCAGTGCGGCTTGTGACCGACGAGACATAGACATTCCAAAAAATAAACTTCGCCAAAATCTACAGTCATAATAATATACGTAGATAAATATACTTGCTCAAGGCAACACAGGCAAATATAAAAGCATAGGCAAATGAAAGACAAACAACTGAACGACATAACAAGGCTGTACGATAGATTCATTAGGCAATGTCCAGGCACAGAAGAATACACGCAAAGACTCGCCGAGGAAACTCAGATCATCCTTCAACTACGTTTCGTAGACTACTTCATCCAAATATGTGACATCATAGCAATGACACGAGACATACCACACATGACACGTGGTAGTGCTGGTTCATCATTGGTCTGTTACCTGTTGGGCATAACAGATGTGGACCCAGTGGAGTGGGACATACCCGTGGCAAGATTCCTCAACCCTAACAGGGACGACCTCCCTGACGTGGACATAGACTTCCCTCATCACAAGCAGAACGAAGTCATGCAGAGGATCTTCAAGAAGTGGCCCGGACGCAGTGCTAGGATATCTAATTACGTGCTCTATAAGGATAAATCAGCGAGGCGTGAAGCGGCCAAACGACTTGGGGTCAAAGGTAACCTACCCCGCAGGTTCACATACGATTCACTAGGCATCGACACCAAAGAGGCCAAACGTATCGAGAACAAACTGAAAGGCAAGAAGAGATGCATATCAAAACACTGCGGAGGAATACTAATGTTTCAAAGACAATTACCAAAAAGCCTGTTCACGGCAGAGAATCAAATACTACTGGACAAAAACGAAGTGGAAGACCTAGAACACCTGAAGGTGGACATTTTAGCCAATCGTGGTTTGTCACAACTCATCGAGATAGATCCAACAATGAAGTTGACGGACTACCCACAGGAAGATGCCGCTACCTCGGACCTTTTGTGTCGCGGAGACGTGTTGGGGGTGACCCAGGCCGAGAGTCCTGCCATGAGGAGACTGTTCAGGGCAATCAAACCAAACAGCGTTAAGGACTGTGTGTTCGGCACTGCACTGATCCGGCCTGTTGCAGTGTCAGGACGTAAGAAGGCGACCATGTTCCACGACTGGAGCAAGGAACGTATGAGTGACACAATAGTGTACGAGGATGATGCCATAGACAGGATATCTGAAGTGCTAGGCATAGACAAATATGAAGCAGACATGTATCGTAGAGCGTTTGCAAAGAAGAACGAAGAGAAGATAATGCAGTTCATAACAAGACTAGGGGATCACCCACGCAAGGATGAGATAATCACAATGCTACAATCACTCTCCGGCTTTGGATTGTGTAGGGCACACGCAGTAAATTTAGGAAGACTTATATGGGCTCTGGCATATCAGAAAGCACACAACCCAGAGAAGTTCTGGAGATCTTGTCTCAAACACTGTCACGGATCATACAAACGTTGGGTGTACAGGACAGAAGCGAAACGTGTTGGCATAGATGTTGTGACACCTAGCAAGTCTGACAAGTGGGACACTCCGGAATTCCAATACAGGAAATACGGTTGGTGGAGCCAAGAGGACTTCATGCCAGGTATGTACGTGAGAGAACTGTATCTCGACAAGGTAGAGTTTGCAGGAATGATAGCCAACGGTAGAGTGTTCCGAGGCGACAAGGGAAGATACATAACATTTCTAACGTTAGGGATTGGCAACGGGCAGTATATAGATGTGACCATGAAGAAAGCATTCGCTTACAGTGACTATGATGTAGTAAGGGGACAAGGCACGATAAGGCACAGTAATAATTCTGACTACGTAGAATGCTACGACTCAAAAGGTTTTCGATTAGAAAAATACCTGTAAATATTATTGCATGGCAAAAGCAATAAAAACAGTCAAGGAAAGATCACAGTTACAATCTCTTCTGTCAAAGACAAACAAAGGAAAGCACCTACTTGAACAATGGATTGATCTAGATCCTATATACGTAGGTGATAAAAACTCTGCTCAATACGAACAAAGCATACACAGACATCTAATAGATTCAACTGAGAGAATTACAATAGATGGCCATTGGTGTGAGTTTGGGGTAAGAGAGGGCAGGAGCCTCCGTTGGTTGATAGACAAATACCCTACACAAATTATACATGCGTTTGATTCATGGCAAGGATTACCAGAGCAATGGGATAACGGGACAGGCAATGTGGCTGACATGAGTTGTGATCCTCCTGCTGTGCCCACACACATTCAACTACACAAAGGATGGTTCAAAGACACTGTACCAACTTGGAAACAATACAACCAAGGGCCAATTGCTTTCTTGCACATGGATGCAGATATCTATTCATCTACCAAAGAGGTGTTGATGTCATTGAATGACCAAATTGTTGCTGGAACTATAATCACCTTTGATGAGTTCTGTAATTTTAGGCTATCAAGAAAAATGAGTAAGTGGCCTGACCACGAGTTCCTGGCACTAGTGGATTGGCTTGACGAATGCCATAGACAAATTAAACCTATCAACAGGAACTGGGCCTATCAAGCAAGTTGTGTTGTCTTATAAATTGACGTAACTCATCGGCCCATCTGTGATGACCTATCTCACTGGGATGACCGTCGTTAGCAGACTTTGTCCAACCGTTCTTTGCACAGAATTCAAAATGACTTTGCACATAATCTTTGTTCTGCACCTGTACCCTGTGCTCCGCTGATGACCTATTATCTTTCTGCATCTGAACGTTCTCCTTCACAAATTCGCTTGTTTCAAAGTTATAGAAATGCTTACGGTCTATTTGGTCTTTCAATAATTTTAGATCAGAACGTTGCGTCCCATTGACTTCTGTTTCAGGCAAATCATTTGTAAGTGCATGATAAAACACATAAGGAATATCATGGTACTTCAAAAAGTATTGTAGTGATAATATGTTGGTGTACAGTTTTACGGCACTAGATAATTCCAAGTCCATGTCCTTGTCACGCATAAAAAAATCGTGTTGCCACAGTTGCCAGGTGCTCCATTGGTAATCAAATTTCAAAAGTTCACCTTTGATACCACCTTGCTTTACTTTGGGTGTGACGTAATTGCTGACATAATCCCATCTGTATCCTGTGGTCCACCCCACGCTGACAAAAGTGTCTTTCAACTTGTCAGGATTCTTGAAGAACCAATGCATTGTGGTGTTGAGGATTCTGTCATTGCCCCTGCCACCTTTTGCCATGCTGATGGTAGGTTCATCGATGTTTAACAGCCTGCCTAACTGTTGATGACAACTGTTGAACTTTTTCCTTGTGCTGAAACTACAGCCGTTACTTAGATGATACCTCATATACTTTTACTTACGTGTTGCCAACACTCCCCTGATTCGAATTCGTCAATGCTCCATTGACAGTGTGCTATCTTGTTTGCCCAATTGGATTTATCTCCTGTGAAAGGATGTTCTACTTCACTTATTTCTTTACTGCTTACTTCATACACCATGCTACCTGAATCACATGCTACGTTAGGTATTCCATTTATCACTGCATCAATGCCCGTGCCCGAACTATAAGTTACTGTGCACCAGGCCTTCTTTAGTTGTTCTGCTATAGGAACGAACTCGGGCTTCCTGACATCTGCTTCTTGCCAGTGTACGTCCGCTATCCGTAATACTTTCTCTCGGAGTTTGCTATGTAGACCGGACTTCCTGTACAGCGGATGTGGCCTAATTATAATTTTCCTGTCCGTGTGATCCCTTATCTGATTGACTGTTTGCTCTGTCCATGAGAATACATCCTGTCCCCTAAGACTTGCATCGCCTACTTTTTGCATACAAAGTAGGATGTAATCACCGTCCTGTTTCCAGGGCACATCAGGATCATAACCATTACGGTCAAATACTTTTTTTGATCTGTCTCCCTCTATGTGTTCAAATCCCCATCTTGCATCATCCCAAAGGAACCCATTTACCCCGACCCTGAATTCATTGTGAAACGCAGTGTCTATTGGCCTACCAATTAACTGTGTCTCTATTTGCACGTAAGGGATACCACTCCGGATTACCTTGCCCTTGCCTTGGTGTGCTGACCTACCTCTATCATCTTTGTAACTACCAAATATTACAGCACAGTCATAACCATTGGTATTACCACTATTGGTAATATTACCATTGCATCCTTTTGCAAACGAGTGCAAAACGTCTCTGTACTGCTTATGGTTGGCTGTGTCTTCTATTACTGCTACTCGCATAGGGATATTTAAGGAGCGGAGCGAAAGCGTTAAATTTACCAAAAATGCGTTTTTTAGAAATAACGCGGAGCGTTAAAAAGCGTAAAGCCGGCCTGCCTTTCTTTGAGCTGACCGACTGCACGTTGCTTAAACTAGAACTTTACTTTGAAACCGACTGTAGTCTCTGTGTGATCTAGGTTGACGTCGAAATCACTGTTTGCGTACACTTCAACGTTGTCGTTAAGACCTTTCTTTAGGTCTACCTCGAAAGAATCAAACGATGCATCCATGTCGTCATCCACTGTGTAGTTCACACCTGTGGTAACGTCGATGCCCAGGATCTCACCAAAATTGGTGTCCAAGTACATCGCATTTGTTTCTGCTTCGATTTTTCTTTCAGCACCTAAAGTGAATCCCACTTCAGCCGCTTCTGCCGGTGCTGGTTTAAGCACAGACCATATGATCCAAAGTGCAACTATTATAGCCACACCTAGACCCGCTTTTTTCTTTGTCATTTTCATAGATTTGTCTTCTCCTGATCTATTATGATTGAAATGCGATCACTGGCCTAGCGATCGCTCTGGATTGTAAGACATATTTATCAAAATTGCAACCTTCAAGTGCAAGTTTTTTTACCAAAATGGTATGCCACCGGTCCGGCACAGTGCATAATTACGGGTAGCAAAGGAGGTTCCCTATGGGCATACACTACGACTACAAGAACACCAGG